GCTGAGATTGTTGCTCCAGATCAGTTCAAGTCATATGAAGATCTTAAGAAGAGACTTAATTATGTTCTTGGTCTAACTGTTGCACCAAAGAGACAAGATCCAGAAGTTGCTGAAGAAGAGACTGTTGTTGAACCTATTGCATCATCTGAAGCGCCAGGCACACCATCATCAGTTAATGATGAAGATGAGGAAGATGCACTTAGTTACTTTGCAAAATTAGCTGAGTCCTAATTATGAAGGTTTTAATCGCTTCACTAATCGCACTAACGCCAATCGGTGTTAGTGCTGATGAATATCAATCAGGTTATTCACATGAGAAAACATGTTTTCGGAGTGAGTATCGAGAAGAATATGTGCCTGGCACAAGATCAAAGCCTGGGTATGTAAGATCTTTTGAAGAGACAATTGAAATCCCTTGTAAGGATCATCATAGACAGTATAATGAACCTACAAATCCTCAACATTCTCAACGTGATGATAATGATTGTACGGATGGAAAGATTGCTGGTGCTTTGATCGGTGGTGGCGCTGGTGCTGCTATGTCCAGAGGAGATGGTAGATGGTGGGCGATTCCATTAGGTGCAGTCGTTGGTGGCACTGTCGGATGTGATCTTGACGGTGGCTAAAAACCAATTTTAAATACAAAAAAACCCGAAAAAAAATTCGGGCCATTTTTCTTGCCAGAGGTCGCTCAAAGTGACCTCTTTTTTTATGGTGAAATAAGTCTTGGATTTTCTGTTTTCTTGAGACTATCACTTACAAATTGTTTAGCTTCTTCCCAATCAAAACCCTCACCAAATGTATTGTCAGGTGACATGACATACCAATGACATTTTGCATCAGGCACATCTACAGCACAAACTGCCCAATCATCTGCCCATTGAGGAACCTGTACATACATTACAGGTAGATGATTAGCAAATAATGATATGATAAAAGAGAATATGATCATTTACTTTATGGTGAAATAAGTCTTGGATTTTCTGTTTTCTTGAGACTATCACTTACAAATTGTTTAGATTCTTTATATTCCATTATATTTTCAAAATCTTCTAAAAATCCATTTAGATACCCTATTTTCAAAACGTTGATATTTCTTTTTGCATCATTCAAATTGGTTTCGTGTTCTAAGAAAGTAATTTCAGTAATTTGTGATTCTGTTCTTAAGACGCCATTATCTAAGAAACTAATTGAATAATCAGATGGAACTAATAAACCTTCTGGATGAATTAATTGTCCTGATGAATTTCTTAAGAGTTTAGTTTCATAGTGATGAGTATTTGATAATTCCTCAGATGTATATTTTGCGTTCAAATAAGTTAAAAAATCTAGATTTCCCATTGGCCACTCATCTCTTACATGAATGATATTATTTGTTGTTAAAATAACCCAATCTAGAGCGGGATCTTTGTAAAATTGAAATGCAACTTGATCTGGTCTTTCATCACCTTGAACAGAGTATTTTGTAAAGGATACAGTTTCATCAAAAATATCATCACGAATAACTGCTCTTTTAAATATGTTTTTTACAATTTGATAATCATATGCAGAAGTTCGATCATTTGACAATGATGGATAATCAAGGTCTGGAAGTTGTCTGAAGTAACTATTTGGGGATTTTGAGTATGTCATATTAGAAACCTACGCTATCATCTGGAGTATCCAAATGGTCTGATTGATAAATTGGTCGAAGTTCAGTAAATGCAAGATCCATCTTGACTGCAACTGGTTGTGAATCACGATATGCAGACCAATAACCAGTGGGAGCATAATCAACATTCATAGTTGTCAATGCGAGACCGCCTGGACTAAATTGATTAACTGTTTTTAACATGTCGTTTTCACCCCCACCATTTTTATATTCTATGGTGAATATATCGGGATTTTCTAGAAATGTGCTATTCTGAAATTTTGGCGCCATACCAACTTTTAACATACGAATTATTCTCCTAATCTCATCACCTTCTTTTTGACTTCTTGCAATCATTAGAAAACTGAAAGAGAAGTCTCTGATTACAGGCCCTTGAAATAACATCTCTGCGTTTGGATTTAAGACACGACCACTGGTTCTTGCTAAAAGTTCGTCTGTACTTATATCTGAACCTAAGAAATTAGCAACTCCTTTACCAATTGTTTGAACAGCAAGTCCTTGAGCAACACCACCAGCTTCACCAAAATCAGCAAATGCACGACCATCTTTCATCTTGGCATTAATATCAGCAAGAGTATCTTGTCTTTCTTTTCCAGTAACATTTCCAAGCGAGAGTTGATTCAACGCTCCTAGTGTTTTTTGAGCAGCACCAACAGCAAAAAGTCCAGTTGAAGTTAATTCACTTTTTCCCCACTCAACACCATTTACGTCTGTTGCTTTTGGCATTGGTAATATAATTGTTCCAGTTGGTGTGCTACCTTTTACACTACCACCAGCTACTCTGTCATGGGCAAATAATCCAAAGGTTTTTCCCTCATTTCCAGCTTTTTTACTTTGAACTCCTCTACTTTGATTTATATCTGGTCGTCTATAATAATATCTTTTTATCTTCATATGATCCTGTTTCGTATCAATATCCAAAGGATATGCATGAATCATTGCTGTTTCTTCTCTGCCTCTTCCAAAGAATCCTCTAGCATCCATGTTTCTATAACTACCACCTTCCTTATTACCTGTTGTGGGAGATGAGTATTGAGCAATACTTGCAACTCCACCAGTTGATACGAAACTTCTATTTCTAAATTTTTTATCTGCTTTTGTAAAATTTTGATTTAATTCCTCAGTGCTTGCTATTTCTAAGTCATCTGCACTAGAAATATAAGATGATTTATTTCCTCTAAATTTGGCAATATTATATGCATTTACAGCTTCTTGACTTGAGGTTGCTTTTTCAAAATCTGTTGAACTGGGATCAAGTGGTTTCAGATTACCGTTGTCAAGTTTTTCATAAACAGCATCTATCGATCCTTGTTTATTAAAACCAAAATAAGCTTCGCCATTAGTTATACTAATTCCTGAGATGGTATATTTTTTACTTTTTTTATCTGACATTAGACTTTGTTGTAAATTCGATCTCTTGGAACTGGAATTCCTCTCATATCAACAAATTTTTCAGTCGGTAATTGTGCAACATCCGACCATTCACTATTAGGAATACGATATGGTGTTCCTCTTACACCTGTATAGAGATATTTATGTAGAGTTACAGGAGGGACTGCGACTGCACCCTGAGCAGAGTTATTTAGTAAGCTTATTGCTAATTCGTCTCTTTGAGTCAAACGAACATAGTGCAGATTGCATCCTAGAAAACCACCTGTTCGCATTTCAATCACATATGTTAGTGGATACATGTCATAATATGGTTGTTTTGTTTGTGCTGAGTATGTGAAAAAATACATCTCGCCAGGTGCAAATCCAGCTGTATCAGCATAATCGGTTTCAAATCTTGTAGATCCCAGTTCCTCAAGTAATTGACTACGAAAGAAATCCTCATTGACTTGACTACTCACTTTATTTAAAATGGTTTGAAGAATACTCATCGGATTCCTAATTCTTTTTCGGTCATAATCTTAAATTCTAATTTACGATCATCACAAAACTCTCTTGCTGCTTTCCACTTTGCCTGATTCTTCACATATGTCATTGATTCATTTATTAATGTCTTTCGTGATTTTCCCTTTGTTATCTTTGGTTCTTTTGTTTCTCTCATTGGTTTCACTTCAATCACGGATCTACGAATATTGCTGTCTTTGTCCTTATATTTAATGAAAAAGTCAGGAAAGTATCTACGAACTCGATTTGTTGTTGGGTCTTTATATGGTATCCAAAATTCTTCTGATGCCCATTCAAGTATATTCTCATTCAAATCACAATAATTCATGAATTTTCTCTCCCATAAAGACCTATAAATAATATTTTTAGCGTCCCCTTTATATTTTTTAGGGTTGGAGGGTCTATATATCCCTTTATAACTCATATATAGTAATAACAACTCATAAGTATATTTATTGTGGCAGAAAATACTTTATTTCCAAGAAGAGGTCAGATAGAACAAGGCAGTGTAAGAGATGTCAGAGAAGTTATTGCGAGACCATCTCTTGATACTTTTTTTGAAGTTAATTTTTCTTTTGGAAATTATCAAACATGGTTAGGAAAAACGCCAAGTAATAGTCGAACTCAATCAAAGGGTTTCATGAAGAAGATGTCCTTGTTATGCACACAGGCTGAACTTCCTGGCACAAGTTTTGTACCTCAAAGTGCGATTGGTCATCGTCAAGGTATTCAAGAAGAGTTTCCAACTCTTAGAAATTTTCCTCCGTTAAATCTTACTTTTTATTGTGATGCTGATCAGGTAATAATAGAAGTTTTAGAAAGTTGGATGTCATATATTAATCCATCATTTACAAATCAAAGACAAAAAAATGCATATACACGTTTTAATTACCCAGAGGATTATAAGGAAATAATTCATATCACAAAATTTGAAAGAGATAGCTTTATTAAAGAATCTCGAAGTTTTTCCTATAAATCACACATGACACAATATGAATTTGTCAATATCTGGCCTACTAATATGACATCGATGAGAGTTGCCTATGGTGATTCAAATGTGTTAAGATGTAATGTACAGTTTGCTTATGATAGATTCTTTACATCCTTTACTAAAAAAGGTGACTACAAGTTTGCTGTTATTCCACAAGAAGAAGTAACACCATTAACAAACAGTCAAAGAAATAGACAAAACAGAGGCATTGGATTAAGAAACAGAGGTAATAGAGAGGCCTATGTGAATCCAAACCCCAGTAATAATAGAAGAGGTACTGGGGCTCGTAATAACCGCTAAATAAAACACTGAAGATAAATTATGCCATTACCTACCATTGAAACTCCAACCTATGAGTTGAAGTTACATTCATCAAATAAAAAAGTTAAATATCGTCCTTTCCTTGTGAAAGAGGAAAAGATCTTAATTATTGCATTAGAGTCAAAAGATTCAAATCAAATTACCAATGCTGTTACAGAGGTATTGAAGAAATGTATTTTGACAAAAGGAATAAATGTTCATGAACTTCCAACTTTTGATATTGAATATTTGTTTTTAAATATTCGTGCCAAATCAATTGGAGAAGATTTAAAATTAACTGTGACATGTCCTGATGACGAAAAGACGACAGTTCCAGTCACAGTTTATGTTGATGAAATTAAGATTGTTAAACCAAAGGAACATAAGTCTGATATTAAATTAGATGATAATATGACTCTTCGGATGAAGTATCCATCCTTAAGTCAATTTGTAGAAACTAATTTTGACACAACTGGAGAATCAGAAACGGTTGTCAATCAGACTTTTCAAATTGTTGCTAATTGTATTGATACAATCTATAGTGGTGAGGATGCTTGGGATGCAAATGATTACACTCCAGATGAAAGAATGGAGTTTGTTGAACAACTAAATTCAAAACAATATAAAGAAGTTGAGAAGTTTTTCTCAACTATGCCAAAACTATCACA